ATTGCTCGCTGCTACGAGGTCACCGTTTGCGTTAGCGACGAGGACAGCATTTGTGGCGTTAGTTTGACGGATTGTACCGCTTACATGGAGTTTGGTGGAGGGTGAGGTCGTCCCGATACCTACATCACCATCTGCGGCAATTGTCATTTTGGCTTGCGCTTGTGTTCCGGCAGAAGTGGGATTGGTCAAGAAATGAATGTCTTTGTTGTGGTTTCCGTTAGCAATCAACAAGTCGTTTTGAGCCGAGCCCGTAGCAATTGCTGATGCTCTATCAAGAGCGATATATGCTGAATAATGGGTGCTAAATGTTCCAGAATTTTCTTCTACATCTCTTATATGGAGCATTGGAAGTTTAGCATCGGTATCGGCTGAAATAACAATGCGAGCATTATCGGGTGTTGCTGATGAACCGGATTTGACTTCAAGCAAATGGTCGGTAGTCCCTGTTAAAGATGGGTCTTCAATCAATACATTTCCGCCAACATGAAGTTTTTCCGAAGGAGAAGAAGTGCCAATGCCTACATTTCCTGCATTATCAATAATCATCCTTTCCGAGCCAGCAGTATCAAAACGGATTTTATCTTCATCTGTTGATTCTTCAACTTGGATTTTAGTATCTCCGTCTGCGTCTTCCGTCGCTCCTCCACCCGAAGGAGCCGCTAAAGCCGCCTTTCCCGCAGAAGCACTGTAAGTTAAGACATGACCATCCGATAAAGTGTGGCCCCCATCAATAGGTAAATTACCGATTAAAACATCTCCGGTCCCGTGAGGTGTCAAATTGATATTTGCATTTGAGTTGGTGGTAGCAATATCAATGCTGTTAGCATCACAACTAATTGTCCCCATTTCGGTATAAACTCCGCTATTATCTCTAGCAATACTCAAAGAATTAGCGGTTTTTGTGGTTGTCAAAAATTGCACATGGCGTTGAGTTGTAGTTTCTCCTGCACCCAACCTTAAAACAGCAATAGGAATATCTGTAGTAGCGGGATTGGGAACAGTATCGGTAATGATTGTTCCGCCGTTGTTTTTCAATTCAAGAGCATTTGAAGAATTGACAACAAGAAGGTAATAAGAAAATCCCGATGTAGGTTCCTCAAATGCGGCAGGAGTCCCTTGAGTGAAGTTTGCCGTAGAAACAGCGGCTTGTAGAGCCCCGTTACGGACGACTTTTCCAGCGGCCACAGAAAATTGCGTTTTACCGCTAGAATCGCTTTGAGTAATGTCAAAATCATTCCCTTCAATGATAGCATAGTTTCCTTGAGTAGCGATATTCAAGGCATGAAACAATGCGCTATGTGGAAAATCCGTCCCATCTACTAAACCGCTAATCGTAGGGTCTACACCCATTCTGCTAAATCCTCTGTTGTTTGCACTGCTCGTCATTATTCAACCTCCAAAGTTACGAAGAAATCTACATCTTCGGTGGAAAATGGGCCAACCCCTTCAAAATTAATACGGGTTAGCATCTTGCTATAGTCGGAGTTGAACAAAGCCAACTCTCGTATTGTGTAGCCTGCGATTGACGCACCGGCCACTGTAAACTTGAAGTCTACAACATTTTCATCNGACTTTGATGAAACCACAGTAGAGACATCAAAGATAGGAACATCAAGATTGGAGGCAATAGGACTACTATTATTTCCTCCAACACCGATTCTAGCCTTTGTGTAGGTTGTTTTNAGATAATCTGCTAGGTCTTGTCTCGCTACATCTGTAATCAAAAGTCCACCTCCCTAACTGTAGTTGTNGTAATCCCAACTGTCCCCATTGGCACTCCAAACCCAATTGTTCGGACGAATCCAATCTTATTAGTTGTTGCCGAAGACTCTCTCTTTTGAATCAAAAGTTTGCGTTCTCGCATTGAAGCCAAATCTAGAAGAGAGACATTTTCATTCGGCTGAATGAGTTCTCTTGAACGGAGTTTTGCTCGGTTGGCATTTGTTGAAATGAGTAATTCAGCGAACCTATCCTCCATGCCTTTTGAAAATCTACCAAGTTCCAACTTTACGAATCCATCAATGCGGTGTTCCATTTCCAAAATTTGGTATTGATTCTTAGGGACATTTTCTTGAATCAGTTCAAGAGAAATTGTATCGCCCGCTCTAAGTTGGCTAAGACCACTATGACCCAATTCAATGCTAATTTTTTCATTGAGTTTTGAATGCAGTCGCAACAATTCACTAGCCTTTTCATCTACATCTTCTTGAGTAAAAATACTAGGGTCTTCTACTTCTAGCGTTTTCTTCCCCACACTCTCAATACTACGAAGATTTCTTTTCTTGGAAACATGTGAAGAACCGTAAACAATAATCTCATTGTAGAAATCAAATAGACCACTAGATTTCTTGAAATCCTTAATCTGTATTTTTTGGTTTCTATCCGAGATGACTAGTGAAGGGTAAAGGTCTGCATCTGTGGATTCCTTAATCTTAAATTTATCATCCTCATAAATCAATTCCTTATCCTTTCTTTTGAGAACATAATTGATAGCAGAGAATAAATCTACGCTTTTGAAATTAGGTGCTAAGAAAAGCGGGTAGGTAGAGTCGGGGATTTCGTATTCAATATCATTAGATTCCAAGAGGTCATTCAACACATTGTCTGCTTCATGGCTGATGTTCACAACTGAACCAATCATGGCTCTTTTGAGTTGGAACAGGATGTTTGCGGGTGTAGTAACCGTGAAGGTTTCCGACATGGAAACAAGACCGTGCTTTTCTTTCATCTCTCCAAATTCAATGTAAGAGCCTTGAGTTGTTCCTAAATATCTTTGATTGATTGAAGTTTTATGCGTATTGTTCCCGTCTGTAATACACATGGAGTATTGATTTTCATACAGAGATTCTACATCAGCAAGAATAGTGTAGGCCTCTGTGTGTGTTCTTGGGACTACTTCTTCTCTATTGCTCAAAAGGAATTCACTTTGGGCATCGGTATCTACGAGAACATACATGGAGAGGACAGCCTCATTATGCCCTACATTTCCAGCAAGAGGAGAATCTCTCTCACCGGAACCATAGGCTAAGGCGTAGTCTCTTGTAGTTGTGTAGGTTCTGTTTTCGTAGGCNACCTTTGTGTATTCGCTAGACAGAGTNTTGAGTTTAATTTTGTTAGGCGTAAAGTCATAGAACGCTGTTTCATTTGGTTGCATAATTCGGTAAAAGCCATCTGCTAAATCGGCATCAACTTGAATGATGTGAGTTAGGGTAGTGTTATCTGTCTCAATTTCGTGGCTTAAAACATATCCTAAGTTGTTAGGAATAGTGTTGTTAATGCCTCCGGTTGTTCCTGTGGCTGTTCCTGTTCCAAATTCCCTACCAACTTCCGAAGCCAAATAGCACCCTGTTAAATCAGTAATGTAATCTAAGATTTCCGAATTCGTAATTCTGTAAAAATAAATGTCTTTGTTGTTTGCACCCTTGTAGGTGTTTCTTGTAATGTTTGATTCACTAGTATCCAAGTTAAGTCTCGCCTTGAAGCCCATAAAGATGCCCTCTGCATCTGTAGCGGTAGCCGTTCTAGCACCACCGTTAGGGCCATCTAGAGTCATAAATTGGGTGTTCAATCCCATATTTACAGTCGTAATTGAGTTTGCATATTTACGAACATGGGTGTTGTCATTAGGAGGGAAGACCGTTCCCTTAGTTAAAATTTCATCTCCCCGATTTCCTCCCTCCACATCATATCGGTCAAGGACTACACCGAATAAATCTCCTTGGAACGAATTATCGGCAGACCCTACGGAATCGGGAAGAGAATCAATTTTCTTCATCCATCTACTAGGGTGACCTGAAACACCGTTACCAATCTCTTGGTTATCGTTGAAACTTAGAGGTAGAATAACATTGGAGAGATTAGTAGCGGTGCTTCCTCCAGCCTCATTGAAGTCATTTCCGAAGACCGTGGTAAATTCCGAATTAGTGTAGGCATCGTTTTGTAGAGTCCCCCGATGGAGAGTAACTCCTTTCTCAAATTGGACGAGGGAATCCTTTTCTCCATGCCCTCGGATTGTTCCTCTGCTGGTTGTAGCCTTGTAGATGACTCCCGTATATTCGGAGCCATTATTTGTGGGAATAGGTGCGGCGTTGAGATTAATTGTAGTTGAAAATTGCGCGCCATTAGCCGTCCCAATGAGATTACCGGACGCATCTACAAGGAGTTCATCATCTGCTACATTGATAGCCGATGAAACTGTAATGGAAGTCGCTCCATAGGGAGAAGAAACAGTTACGAAAGAAGGAGATACCCCGAATGGAGTAATCGTGTGGTAATGGTAGGTAAACGGAGGCATTTGTTTTGTCTTTCTAGGAGGCTTCTCTGCGTTGAATTGGTTGAACGCAGTATCAAAAACTAATTCTGTAAGCCGCATAATTCCCGTTCTTTTGAGTTGAACAATGTCTTTATCCACTTCTGTAATTCCAGCATCTATGTAAGTTTCGTCGGTATACTTTACAGTGGCTCCTCTTGAGGAGTAATTAGATTGGCCTTCCGAAAAAGAACCTTGAGTTGGTTGTCCTAATAACATAAGTTTGAATTTCTTCAAATCGTCCTTTTCAGTAATGATATTCCCTACTCTTCCTGTTCCTGCAAGGAAAGTCATATTGAAGATACTATCGCTTCTTGTGCTAGAGTAAGGCGTTAAATCGCTTGTAGAAAACAGGAACAGTCTTCTTGATTTAGCATCAAATTGTTCCAAGTAATCCTTAATTTGATACTTTGAGTTTCCTGTCCCATCTGTTTCAGTAGGAGGAGTGAATTCCAAAATGGTAGGCTTGGAATGTCCCGACTCGTAAACATCGTAATCAAAAAATAGAGAACCGGCGGCGGGGAAATTACCTCTTGTTTCTATTGGAAGATGGTTGCTATTTGTAGAGGTAAATCTTCTACCAATCGTTCCGTTATAATAGACTGAACCGGCATAGTGTCGCACAGGATTTACCTTGTAGCATGACGCGTAATACTTGATTTTACTACCGCCTTCGTAGAAGTTATTCTCAAAGGATTGTGCAGTGGTCGTAATAGAGC